AAAGGAAAGAAGTGCTAATGGCTGAACAATCTTTTAAACAAGCTTTTGCTGAAGCTCGTAGAAAATTCCGTAAAGAACCTACGGAAGCTAACTACACTTTTACTTGGAAAGGAAAGAAGTATAATATTCTTCAGGAAGGTGAAACCAAAAAGAGTGTTATGGAAAAGTACGGTAAGTCAAGCGCACCGGAAAAAAGCCCTCGACCATCTGCTAGACCGTCTAAGTCAGAGTCTTCTGGTTCTTCAAGCAGCGGCCCTAAGAAGCGTCTAGGCTACGAACCAAACACAGACACTACGGATGATGCTCGTGCTTCCCGTGGCTCTGGTCGTACATCAGATAATCCCAAGAGCACTTCTTCTAGCTCTGGTCCTTCTACTCGTCCTAACAACAAGCCTTCTACAAGTTCATCTTCTGGTCCTTCTACTCGTCCTAACAACAAACCCGAAGATTCTCGCACTCAACTAGAAAGAGACAGAGAGCGTATTGGGGGTATGTTCCGTAAAATTTTTGGTGAAAGAAATACTAGCGAAAAAGATAGAAGAGGTCGACCAAAAATGTATAAAGGTGGAATGGTTGGAGCCTCTAACCCCCCTACCCAAAAAGGTACACCTAGGTATAAGAAATGAGAAAGTTAACTGAGCTACAAGAAAAATTTCTAGAAGCTCTATTCGGTGAGGCTGACGGTGATCCCTACAAGGCTAAAAGGCTGGCAGGGTATAGCTCTAACGTTTCTGTTAGAAGTATCACCGACAGTCTCTCTGAAGAAATTGAAGACCTTACAAGAAAGTACCTAGCCTTTCATGCTCCAAAGGCTGCTATGTTTATGGTTAATAGTATCAATAACAACCCAACCAATCTCATCTCAAGAGAAAAGCTGGCGGCCGCAAAAGACGTACTGGATAGAGCAGGACTAAAACAAATTGACAGGATGCAAGTAGATACAAATAATCCTATTTTTGTTCTACCTGCTAAGGATTCAAATGAAATGGACTCCGATAGTTAAAAGAAGGAAGCATGTTCCTTGGGGCTATAAACCTTCAGAGGAAGACCCTAGAGTTTTAATTCCTATTGACGAACACCTAGATTTACTTGAACAAGCGAAGGAGATGAGAAGTCATCATAGTCTTAGGGAACTTGCAACTTGGTTAACTGCTGTGACTGGTTCTCCTATCTCTCATCAAGGACTAAAACTAAGGTTTGAAAGAGAAGAGCAGAACCTTGCTAGTAAAGCAGAAGCTGAGCAAGAATACATTCTAAGTAAGATAGTTAAAGATAACTGGGATAAACTCCAGAGAGAAAGGGCAAGACTTGGCGCAAACAAACAAGATACCAGCGAACCCAAAGAGTCCTTCTTTTGATGTAGAAAAAGCCCAGAATATTATCTTTCAACCAAACCCCGGACCACAGACAGAGTTCCTAGCTGCATCAGAACAAGAAGTACTTTACGGTGGTGCAGCCGGTGGTGGCAAGTCCTTTGCAATGCTAGCCGACCCTCTTCGTGGTATGAATGATCCTAATTTCTCTGGACTTCTTTTACGTAGAACTAACGACGAACTAAGAGACCTTAAGAATACTTCCAAGCAGCTATACCCAAAAGCTATCCCCGGTATCAAATGGTCTGAGAAGGATAGTACTTGGTATACTCCGCAAGGCGCATCCCTCTGGATGACCTACCTAGACAGAGATGATGACGTTACTCGATTCCAAGGTCAGCAGTATTCATGGATTGGTTTCGATGAGTTAACACAGTGGCCTAGTCCTTACCCTTGGGATTACCTACGCTCTCGTCTACGTAGTGCTTCAGGTCTTTCTCTTTACCAAAGGGCTACAACTAACCCCGGAGGTAGAGGCCACGCTTGGGTCAAGAAGATGTTTATTGATCCTGCTCCACCCGGTAAGGCTTTCTGGGGAACGGATATTACAACAGGAGAGCCTCTTAAGTACCCTGATAATCACTCCAAGTTCCCCGGTCACTTTGTAGTTAAGCGTAGGTTTATCCCCGCCAAGCTTTACGACAACCCTTACCTATCAGAAGATGGTGCTTACGAAGCTAACCTACTCTCACTACCAGAGTTTCAAAGAAAACAACTTTTAGAAGGTAGCTGGGATATCGTAGATGGTGCTGCTTTTGCAGAGTTTAATAGACTCTTACACGTAATTGAACCCTTCGAAATTCCTAATAACTGGCCTAGGTTTAGAGCAGCAGACTATGGTTACAGCGATGCTTCTTGTGTTCTGTGGTTTGCTGTTAGTCCCTCTGAGCAACTGATTATCTACAGAGAGTTTTACCAACGTGGAGTTCTAGCAGAAGACCTAGGTTTAAAGATTGTACAAGCAGAGGAAGAAGACAGAACCAGAGTCAGGTATGGTGTCTTAGACTCTAGCACTTGGGCTAATCGAGGGGACAGAGGCCCTAGTATCGCAGAGCAAATCAACGGTGTTCTAAGAGACTACAACCATAAAGTCTTTCGTCCATCGGATAGGTCTAAAGGTTCTAGGGTAGCAGGTAAAAACGAAATCCATAGAAGATTGAAGGTAAACGAGTTCACAGAAGAACCCGGCCTTGTTATCTTCAATACCTGTAGAGAACTGATTACCCAACTACCAGCTATTCCTCTAGATAGAAATAACCCAGAAGACGTAGATACTCACTCAGAAGACCACGCATACGATGCTCTAAGGTATGGAGTTATGACTAGACCTAAAAGCTCTGTGTGGGACCATACAGCACCTAAGTCGGACGGCTTTGCTGCTTTTGATAAAACATTTGGATATTAATTTATGGAAGAAGAACAGCTAGAGTTTGAAGGTTTTGAAGTAGAATCTATTCCAGATAAACCTAATACAGCTTTCTACGATCCCAAAGCTGGACAAATCCTAGAGCTTGTCACTACTAAATTCAATGACTCTGAGGACGCTAGACTCTGGGATGAGCAGCGTTGGATGAGGGCTTATAGAAACTATCGTGGTCTCTATGGGCCTGATATGCAGTGGACTGAATCAGAAAAGTCTCAGGTTTTCGTCAAGATTACCAAGACAAAAGTTCTAGCTGCTTACCAATCCATTGTTGATGTTCTCTTTGGAACAGATAAGTTTCCAATTAGCATTGCTCCAACTGCCCTACCAGACGGTGTAGAAGAGTCTGTGCATATGGAAATGCAGGACATGCCCGAAGGTATTCCAGAAGAAGAGCGCAAACTAAAACCGGGTGAAACACTACAAGAACTACAGGAACGGCTTGGTGCGCTAAAGACTAAGCTTGGTCCTGTTATGGAAGATATCAAACCCGGACCCGGAACTACACCCACAAGCATTACTTTCCACCCTGCTGCTGTATCTGCTGCTAAGATGGAAAAGAAAATTCAAGACCAGCTAGATGAATGTAACGCCAATAAGTCCCTACGTAACGTAGCTTTTGAGGCTGCTCTCTTTGGTACTGGCGTTATGCAAGGTCCATTTGCTGTGGACAAAGAATACCCAAAGTGGGAAGAAGACGGAGAATACGACCCAGAAATTAAAACTATCCCAAGTGTAGAGTTTGTATCTATCTGGAATTTCTATCCTGATCCAGACGCAGACAATATGGAAGAAGCAGAGTATGTTATCCGTCGTCACAAAATGACACGCTCAAAGCTTCGTAGCCTAAAGAAAAGACCTCTGTTTAGAAAGAATGCTATTGATACTGCTATCTCAATCGGAGAATCCTACACAGAAAAATGGTGGGAGACTCAACTAGAAGAAGAGCAGACTGGTAGTTCTCCTGAACGGTTCGAGGTATTAGAGTTCTGGGGTAATGTAGACACAGAAGTTCTAACAGACTACGGCCTAGCTATTCCTCCTTCTCTAAGAGATAAAGAAGAACTAAGCGTAAACATCTGGGTTTGTAACAACCAGCTATTACGAATGGTTATGAACCCCTTCAAACCGGCTAACCTCCCCTTCCATGCTGTACCCTACGAAACCAACCCGTATAGTTTTTTTGGGGTTGGTGTAGCAGAAAACATGGACGATACTCAAACTCTTATGAATGGTTTCATGAGAATGGCTATCGACAATGCTGCTCTAGCTGGCAACATGATTATTGAGATTGATGAGGATAGCCTTACTCCCGGACAAGACCTGACTATTTATCCGGGTAAGGTATTCCGTAGGTCTGGCGGTGCTCCGGGTCAAGCTATCTTTGGTACTAAGTTCCCTTCTACTGCAAAAGAAAACATGGATATGTTCGATAAGGCTCGTCAGCTATCTGATGAGTCTACAGGCATTCCCTCATTTGCACATGGACAGATGGGAGTATCAGGCGGTATTGGTAGAACATCTTCCGGTATCTCAATGATGATGGGTGCCGCAGCAGGTTCTGTTCGCTCTGTTATCAAGAACATTGACGACTATCTACTGGCCCCCCTAGGTAAAGCCCTCTATCATTTCAACATGCAGTTCGACAATGATGAGGAAATCAAAGGCGATCTAGAAGTTAAAGCTCGTGGTACTGAAAGCCTGATGGCTAACGAAGTAAGAAGCCAGAGACTAATGCAGCTTCTATCTATTGTCCAGAACCCAATGCTTGCTCCCTTTGCCAAGATGGATTACATCATCAGAGAAATCTCCAAGAGTCTTGATCTTGATCCTGATAAAGTTGTTAACTCTCTCAGTGATGCAGCTATCCAAGCCAAGATGCTACAGGCTATGCAGCCAGCGCAGACTCCTGAGGGTCAAGCTCCACCGGGACAGGGTACAGAAGGAGCGCCTAATGTTCCTACTCCCGGCAATACACAGCAGACTGGTAACGGTAATATTGGACCCGGTGGGGTGAATACTCCACAGGAAGAAGGTTTTACCGGACAAGAACCTAGGGTACAGTAATGAGCTTAAAGCAGATTACTAACAACAAAGATGTATGGGATGACTTCTTAGAATACATCAATGCTCGTATCGAAGAGAAACGACAGAAGCTTGAGCGCAGCAATGATATCGAGGAGATTTATCGTTGTCAGGGAGCAGTCACAGAACTGAAAAGACTTACCAAACTAAGGGAAGAAATTAATGGCAGAAACGACAGGTAGTCTATCTCGTAGAGAAATGCGGGAGAGAGGTAAAGGTGTTAAGACCACTCCAGTAGACACTGAGATGGAAGCTCTAGGTTTGTCTTCTGTTCCGGGCTTTGAAAGGCCTCTAGGGGCTGGACCTAAAGATCGTTTTATTGGGGAGGATGAGGCTGGAAATAAGATTTATAAAAATGATGCTAGTGGAGTTGTATACACCATCAAACCAAATCCCGACCAAAGAACTTTAAATACCAAAGCTAAAGATTGGTGGGCTTCTTGGAACCAAAGAGGTAGACCACTTCTTTCTAGGGAACAAGTAATTGAAATAGCTAAGCAGATTCCACAAGATGCTTATGAATCTGTTGCTAGTGCTGTCAGAGGAGAAGGAACTCTTGGTGACGTAGTTGGTTTGGCTCCTAATATGGGTGTAGGTTCTTTGTTCTTTGAAGTTCCTGAAGGTGCACTTAGAATCTTTGGTGGGCGTAAGGCTACAAACCCCAACATTGACTCAAACGGTAACCTGTTACCTCAGTCTCAAGGAAAAGATGGTGAACCTAGGTTTGAGATTGTAGACAAAGATGCAAAGTTTAATCTATATGATATGTCTTTCATAGACACAAAGAAAGAGATTACTTCTATCTCAGACTTTGGTTACTCAGATTCTTTACCCTCATGGTCTAGGCCCTATAAGTTTTTAAATGAGGTTTTTGAGCATGATGAACTTTATAGACAGTATCCTTCAATAGGGGATATTCGTGTTGTTATTGATAATAGTTTAAGTGGAACAACAACAAGAGGTTACTTTTCTGAAGAATTTAATCTTATTGCTTTAAATCCTAGTCTAAAACCTGAAGAAGCAATGGGTACTCTCTTACATGAAATCCAACACAAAGTCCAAGAAATAGAAGGTTTTTCTCTTGGAACTTCTATCCAAAGTAAAGAACTCGTACCT